TCTCGATCTTTTAAGAATCTCGATCTTTATAATTCTCGATCTTTTAAAATTCTCGATCTTTTAAAATTCTCGATCTTTTAAAATTCTCGATCTTTTAAGAATCTCGATCTTTATAATTCTCGATCTTTTAAGATTCTCGATCTTTTAAAATTCTCGATCTTTTAAGAATCTCGATCTTTATAATTCTCGATCTTTTAAGAATCTCGATCTTTATAATTCTCGATCTTTTAAGAATCTCGATCTTTATAATTCTCGATCTTTTAAAATTCTCGATCTTTTAAAATTCTCGATCTTTTAAAATTCTCCAATTCTGCATCTTTTAAGAATCCCCATATTTTAAGAATCTCCGTCTAATTCACATTGAATTTGTTTTTATGATAATTTAAAATACTTAATGTACTTAATTTATTCTTGCAAAATTTACAATTCATTATTTATTTTTTATAATATATTTTAAACTTAAATATTTTAATCTAACAAAAAATGTTTAAATCTAACAATTTTTGTTCAAATCTAACAATTTTTGTTCAAATTTTATACAAAACTGATTAATTTTAACTTGTATTTCGAAGTTAAAATATTCCAACCAAATCGAATTGGTTTTTATTCTTAAAAATGTGTTTTTGTGAATTTTTTATAAATTGTGTGTGTGTGTTGAACAAAAAATATTTTAAAAATACCAATTTAGAAAAAGAAGTTTTAAGTTTTTAGAAAATAAAAGTTTTTAAAAAATAAAAAATATTTTTATAAAAAGTTTTTTAAATTTTTTATTTCTTCCATCTTTGTAAATCTGCTAACAATAACATTACGAATTATAGTAATTCATATTAAATAATATATTTTACTATCAAAATGTTATTGGTGGGTTACCAATCCACTTTTACCTTTTCAGGTTTATCTTCTCTGGTTAGTGTGTAGAGAAAAGAGTTAGCCCTCATGTATGAATAAATTATTCATTTTAAATGTTTTATTCCGATGTTTACTGCCCCATTTATATCTCTATGAATTTCTAATTTACATTCTTTACATTCATATTCCCTGTCATTTGGTTGGTTTAAACATCCACATCTACAACATGCTTTAGATGTATATGATTCATTTACTATATATAATTTAACATTTCTTTCTACACATTTATGTTTAAGAAACATTAAAAATTGATAAAAACCTAAATTCCTCATTGATTTATTTACTACTGAATTTAAATTCATACTTTTTATACCATAATTTGGAATTATTATATGTTTAAAGTTTGAACATAAATAATTTGCTATTTTATGGTGCATTTCTTTTCTTTTGTTTTTATCTTTTTCTCTTAAACGTTGTATTACTTGTTTATATATTTTTTTCTTTTTACTATTCGTTTCTTTATCTATTTTTGATTGTAAATTTTCTATATTTTTATCATTAAAATTATTTCTTTCATTTTTTCCTAAATGTACTACTTCCATATCAAATGGATTATATACTGTAGAAAATATTTTTTCTCCAGGATCAACACTACACCATTTATTTTTATTAATATTTTTATTCTTATAATTTTTATTGTTTACAAGCAAAGATATATGATATTCATATGTATTTCTATTATAAATAATTTTATACTCATGTTTATTATTTATAAAATCTAAAGGTTCTTTAGCATACACCTTACTATCTATATTTTTATATACAGAACTGTATATTCTTCCTTTTTTATTTAAAGAACTTTTTTCCATACTTATAGTCTCAAATACGCTGTTTTTTTTGCTTTTAAATTTAAGACTAAATTTCTTATTATCCTTTTTTCTTTTATCTATCGTTGATTTAAAATTTGAAGCACATTCTTTTGCTGCTTGATCTATAATATGAACAGGTATATTTATAAACCAATCTGGTTTATTATTTTTAAGATAATTTCTTATTGCTTGAAATCCAGTCTGACATAATTGTTTTTCTTTATTATCATACTTTGGAATTATACCATATGAATATACACCGTCAGTTTCAACTTTTAAATACTGACCTTCGTATTTAATATAATCTGCTTTTTTTAAACTTCCTTTTTTAGGAATAAAAAATCCTTTTTCTAATGAATTTAAATATTCTATTCCTTTATTATAAAAAAATCTATATGTCCCTATCATCATTTTCATTTTCTGTTGAAACTGATGTTCGAAGTATACTTTTGTCTTCTTTGATTTGATTTTTGTATTTTCTAAGACCATGCATTCTGGCGCTAAAGACAGTGATGATGGAGAGTAAATCTGTTGATAATTCTGTTTCAGGGGATGTACTACCGATACAGAGAACCACGATTCTAGCATTGCTTTGTTTTTCAAGGATGTATTCGATGATTTCAAATCCAAATCTACAGAGTCTGTCTTTATAGGTAACCACAATTTCTTCGATTTTTCCTTGGAATGCAAGATCCAAGATTTGGAGTAATCCTTTTCTTTTAAAGTTAAGGCCTGATCCATAGTCAGAAATGACTTCATGATCGGTAAATCGTGTTTTAAGTAACGAGATCTGATTTTCGAGATCAGATTTCTGACCCTTGCTAGACACTCTAGCATAACAAATCTTTTTTCTTTCCTGTATTTGAGGATTTCCTCTTTTAAGAAAAGAGGATATATCAAAAAGATATCTTCCATTATCCGTTCGTATGTGTTTAATCTCGTTTCTGAGAGCCATTCGTCTGAGTGTATCGAGATTGACTCCGAGGATCTTAGATGCTTCTTTTGGTTTGATATATTTAATGTCATTCATATTTTATTATATAAATCTAATCTTTAAATATAAATAATTATATTTAAATACAATATTAAGAGATAGCAAAAACTCTCAATCTTTTAGAATTAACATCTTTTATAAATCTCAATCTTTTAGATTTAGTATCTTTCAGCTTTCATTTTTATAATCTAACAAAATCTAACAATTTTTTGTTAGATTTTGTTAGATTTTGTTAGATTTATTGATTTTTTGTTTAAAAATTGTTTAAAATCGTCTTTTTTAAACTTGTTTTACAAGTTAAAATATTTTAACCAAATCGGCACGGATTTTGTTATTAAATTTATGTTTTAAAATTTTTGTTAAAAAATGTGTGTGTGTGTTGAACAAAAAATAATTTTAAAAATCTTAAAAAGTTTTAGAATTATTTTTTAAAAAAGTTTTAGAATTAAAAGTTTTAAAAGTTTTAGAATTATTTTTAAAAAAGTTTTAGAATTAGCATCTTTAGAATTCTCAATCTTTTTATTTTTAGCATCTTTTATAAATCTCAATCTTTTTATTTTTAGCATCTTTTTAAAATTAGCATCTTTTAAAATTCTCAATCTTTTAGAATTAACATCTTTCAGCTTTCATTATCTATCAAAATCTAACAAAAAATTGTTAGATTTTGTTAATTTATTTACAAATTATCGAATACTTTAGAAAGAATTGCAGTATAATCATTAAGCTTATAAAAATCATCGAAAATGGATTCTATAACGTAATCTTCTGTCTCATTACAAAATATAATATATTCAAAAAGTTCATGTTTATTTACAGATTTAAGTAATTTATTCATTACAATATTTTCTTCACTTGGAGTTGGAAAAGGTTTTACATAGTCTGTCATATATTGTTCAAGTTCACCAGGAACATCTTTTTCGTCAGCTCCGTGCTCAAGTAAAATTTTTACAAGAAGTTCTATATTATCATCACAGAATTCATTAGGTAATAAAGAAACTAATTGTAAAGGTGTTAGTTCAACCAAATTAGAATTATTATCAAATGAATATTTTTCTATTTCTAATTTTGATATAATCCAACTGTCGTGATAAATCTCACTTCTACACTTTTTTACAAATGGTACATCGTGTAATTGTACTTCGTTTGATATATCAATTATAGGAAAAACTAATTTGTTTTGAATATCATATGTCTTCTTTGAATTAACATTTACAAATCCAGAATGCAATAATTCTTCTAATACGGTTCTTAGTTCACTGATAGGATGTACACATCTTCTAATTGGATACGTCCACCAGGATATATTATAAACAACTTTATGAATAAAATCTTCTAAACTCATTATGATAATAAAACTGTAAGAAATCGATAATAATAATCATTTTTTTACTTATCATATAATTTATAAGCATCGTTATACGACATTTCAGGTTTATTATATCTAACATTTACCTGATTGTGAAAATCGACAAAAAATTTAAATAATTTATCTCTACTAGCACATATATAATCTAATTGGTCTTTATGATATTCTATAAATGATATAGCATGATCTTTACAAGTATGACAAGGAATCATTACAGGTATACCTAAAATAAAGTTTTTCATTCTTTCAATATAAAGTGGATTTGCAAGAGATGGATAATTCAAAGCACCATTATGTAAAGTAAACCAAAATGGTGGTCCCCATACTGACGGATTCGTATTATCATATTTTTCTTTTATAACTGTTGTATATTTTTCTTCAACAGGTTCGGGTTCTTGTTCAGTAGGTTCAGTAGGTTCAGTAGGAATAGGTGTAGTATCAGGAACATGTATGTCAGGCACTGGTTCGTGTTTATCGAAAGTATAAATAGCTTTAACAGTTTTATAATATGTAGATCGGGAATTCATTTATTATAATTATTAATATTTTTTTAATTTAAATTTATAAAAAACATATAAACAATATAAAAATGACAACTTTAGAAAAAATATTTTATAAATGCAATGAATTTAAAATATATCCTTGTTTAGATGAAAGTTATTGTTACACAGATACAAATATAAAAATACCTAAAAATTACATTGGTTGTATATATAGTATAACTAACATTGACGAGATATTAGAATCTATATCTGAAGAAGGTAGTTCTATAATTAATTATAAAATTAAAAGTATTAAATCTACAGAAAAAATTATTAATATATTTTCTACAATTTTAATTGATTACGGATTTGATCCATTTATAGATAATGATGTCGTATCTATCGTAATATCTTACAAGGATATATTCGGGAACATTAAGGAAGAAGAATATGAAATTGACGAAGACGATGAAGACATCGACAACGACGAAGAAGATACTGAAGACAACGACGAAGATGAAGATACTGAAGTCAATGACGAAGATGAAGATACTGAAGTCAAAGACGAAGAAGACGACGAAGATGAAGATACTGAAGTCAAAGACGAAGAAGACGACGACGAAGATGAAGAAGTCAAAGACGAAGAAGATGAAGAAGACAAAGATGAAGAAGATACTGAAGTCGAAGACAACGGCGAAGAAGATACTGAAGTCAAAGTCGAAGAAGAAAAAGAAGACACTGAAGAAGAAAAAGAAGACATTGAACATGAACAAGAAACTATAGAAGATGAATATACTCATGAAAAATTAAAAAAAAAATATAGAGCAGAGTTAGTAGAATTAGCACAAAATTTAGGAATTACTACATGGAAAGGTAAAAATATTCAGAAACATTTAAAGTCTGATATTATAGATTGTATTATAAATCAAAAAAAATGATTTTAAAATATAACTTTATATATCACAATTATAGATATAATGAACAAGATGTTAACAACTATTGAATCAGTAATCAACGATGCAGTTAATAATTATATAAGTGTAATATCTAAAAATTATAATATAAATGAAAAAGAATTAAATGATTTATGGTACAACAATAAATCAGATGATATAAAATCAGTTGCTAGTAAAACTAGCACGAGCTCTAAAGCTAAATCTACAAAAAAAAGTGATGTTACTTGTATATATAAATATATAAAAGGAAAACAAGAAGGTCAGTTATGCGGTAAAAACGCTAAAGCAGATTCGAATTATTGTACTAAACATTTAAAATTTGAGACTGAAGGGCAAAAAGAAAAAAAGAATATAATACCGAAAGAAGAAGTAGTAAATGTTAATAAAATTGAAAAATGTATTAGATTTAATAAAGATATAAACAAATGGTGGCACCAAGAAACAAAACTTATTTTTAAATCTAACTTAGATAAGGTTGTCGTTGGGATATATAAAAATGATAATATCGAAAAATTAAATGATGATGACTGTCATCTTTGTGAAAAATACGGTTTTAAATACTCTAGAAATGAATTAGATGAACCAGTAAAGAAATCAGCTGAGGAAACTCCTAAGAAATCAGTTGAACCAGTGAATAAATCATCTGAGGAAACTCCTAAGAAATCAGTTGAACCAGTGAAGAAATCATCTGAGGAAACTCCTAAGAAATCTGTTGAACCAGTAAAGAAATCATCTGAGGAAACTCCTAAGAAATCTGTTGAACCAGTAAAGAAGTCAGCTGAAGCTCATAAGAAGTTATTTGAAACTCCTAAGAAGACAGTTGAAACTTTGAAAACTCCTCAAGCTCCTAAGAAAATTGAACCAAAAAAGAAAATATCGGAACAAATATTGGAAACTAATTTTTATGCTAAAAATGTTGAGGATGTTATAGGAGATATGTTAGATGAAGTTGACGGAGATGATGAAGATGACGCAGATACATTAGAAGATGAAGTATTGGAAGAAGACAATGAAAATTTTGATTTCGATGAAGAGGAGGAAGAAATACTTGAGGAAGATGATGAATAAATACCAAAATTTTTATTTTTTAAACTTGTATAAGTTTAAAAAGTTTTATTTGCATATACAACACAATTATCGTCTACATCTTCATAAAATTTTACACATTCATCAAAGATTTTTGTGAATAATAAAATATTTTCTGATTCTGGTAGAAGAAACACATCACTTCCAGCCTTACATCTATATTTTCCTAATTTCATTAATACTGAACTTTCTACTATATCCATTAATTTTGGACTAATACACGATTTATAATATATAACATTAAATACATGTAGATCATAATCAACTTTTACATCAGCCAAATCAATAGCCTTACCTACAACATACTCACCTACTTTTTCTGATTCTTTTGTAGCCATAAGATAAACTACATTTTTGTCTTCAGAAACTATTTTATATTTTCTTTTCAATCTTGAATTTTCTTTTTGAGTTTCTTCTAATTTACTATTTTTTTCTTCTAATTGAAGTTTTAATTCATCTGTTTGTTCTAATAGTGTAGAATGTAAAATTTCTTCCAATTTTATATAGTAATTATGAATTTCATTTGATTTTTTAGTGTCAGATTTTAAACAAAATTTTTTAAATGTTTTTATGTTTAATGTAATTTTTTCTTTTGGTCTTCCAATAATTTTGTCATTTGGGAAAAGAATTTTATAATCAACATTTAGAATAAAATGTTTATCTAATATTCTCTTTGCATTATCTTTTCTTGAATATCCACACCATTTCCAAACATCATCAAAATCAATAATAAAATCAGTTATAGGATTAAAATTTAAATAAGAATAAAAACTTGTTACAAATATTTTTTGTTCTTCTTCATTAAATTCTTCCTTAATTTTATTTATAATAGTATTTTGATATGTATCATTCAATTTTGTTAAAGGATTTTTTTCAATAAATTGAACAATATTGAAAGTTGTATTATGCGTTGTTGTCATTTTATATTATATATTCATTCTTTAAATAATATTTCTTAAAATTGCAAAAAATTCTAAAATTTAGAATTAATCACTTTCATATTCACTATCAAGTATATTATAATTTTCAGATTCAATTTGTTCTTTAGATTTAATATATATAGATATTTTACCCAAACTTCCAATATTAGAACAGAACAATAATGGTTTGCCGGCATATATTTGTATATTATTACTTAGACCAGATAATTTTGTTATACGATATAATTGTTCTGTAACATATTCTTGGGAAAATTCTTGACTATTATTATCTTCTTCATCATCGTCATCTTCACCAAATTTTACCGTGCGTTTTAATATACCACCTGCGTTACAACTAAATTCGATATTATAATTTGACGATATTACTTTCATAACATTACCGATATTACTCATTTCTTTCACTAATTTTTGGTAATCTGATGAGTTTACAATTATTGGTTTACCATAACCAGTGGGAATATCAATTTCAAGATTTTGCACATTTTGGATTTTTATGTAAGAAATAGTAATACGATTGTTTTCCTTTGGGATGACTTTTATAGCAAGATCATTGGGTGTTTTATCATCTATAAAAAGTTCGATCGAGTCTTTCTTTTTAACGGACTTCACCATCTTGTGAAAATGGTTGAGGTTGATTCCAAGGTGCATTTTTTTATTATTAAATTTATAGATAGAAAAGTTGTCAGCTTTCAAAAAAAGATCTATTAGTATAGATCTATGTGAATCCATCATACACAAATATATACCAGTTTCATCTATTACAAAACATCCTGTTTTTATATTATTTGACAATAATTCTGCTAAAATTTTTATACAATAGGCTTCTTGTGATTTTGCTTTAAATATAATTGTCATATTTTACTTAAAAATATCAAATACTTTAAATTAAAAATTAAAAAAAAAATATTTTTTTTATTTTTTACATATCTAATATTTTTATTTAATAAAAATATGATAGAAAAAAGTGAAAAAATGTGTGAAAAGGTGGTTAAGAATTTAGGTGATAAAATTGGAGAAGGTGGTTATGGTATAATATATAGTTTAAAAGACAATCCAAACATTGTAGCAAAAATAGAAAAGTTTAAAGAAACTGGAAATGATATTTCTAAATGTATATCAGGTAATGGATGTATAAATGATATTTTGTTAGAAGGATTAATAATGCAAAAATTAAATACATTAAATTGTAAACATTTTATAAAGTTCAAAGCATTATATTATTGTAAGAAGAATGGGTATATACTCTTAATGGAGCGATTAAACGGTTCAACTTATACAGATTACATTGTGAATAATAAACTTTCTAACAAAGAAAAGCTGACGATTTTATTCCAAATAACATATGCTCTATACAAAGCAAATGAAAAAATGAACTTTGTACACGGTGATTTAATTGGGAAGAATATTTATATTGAAAATGTACCTGAAGAAGAGTATGAGTATATAATAGATAATAAGAAAATATATATTTCTAATAGTGGAATTAGAGTTGTGTTATTTGATTTTGGATTTTCTAGATTAAATTTCAAAGAATGGAAGTTCTATAAAAAAGGAACAGAAGATAAAGAATTGTTTAATAGTACTGCAGATATATGTAAAATATATGCAAATCCTAATTTTCAACTTGAATCTTTTAAGAATACTATAATAAGGAATAATACTTCTATACACGATTTAATAAAAAGTTGCAAAACCACTGGATGGTCATATATACCTGTTGCACCTTTTCCAGAGATAAAAGCAATAGATATACTTAAATCAAATTTATTTGATCAATTATATAAAAAAATATCTTCTTATACACCATCATCTTTAAAATTAAAAGAAGATGATATAGGTATAGAACCAATATATGAAGGTAAGATAAGTATACAAAAATGGTTAGATGAGGATGATGATAATATTATTGTATATACACAGAAATACGATGTACCCTTTTGTTTAAAAAGAAAATATTTTACAATACCTGAAATTAGAAATATATTTGTTGAATGTATATATGAAAATAATAATTTGTTGAATGTAATAAGTTATAAAGGTAAAGATTATATAAATATAGGGTATTATTTAGGTAAGAAATATATTATTAATAGAGAAAAATTGGTAAAAGCTTTACGTAATAAAGAAAAAATATTTATAATATCTGAAACACCTATAGAATCAAAATATATAGTGAAAGAATCATTATTATTATCTACAATAGAATTACAAGGTGAATTAGAATATAAAAATGTCGATGCTTATTTTGATGAATTATATATAGAATCATTGTATAATTATTCATATCAATGGGATAGTATGATTAATAATTATTTATTAAAAGGAGATGAGGCTTTTGATAGTGAATTTTTTCGTGATAATTATACTAGATATATTAATGAAAATCAACAAAGTGTTACAAAAAACGAAGCGATTGATAATATTAAACAGAGAATAACAAATATAGATAGATGTTTTTCAACTTTTGCACCACGTAATAATATTAATAATTTAATATTGTACAGAGGTATGAAAACTGAATATATAAAAGGTATGAAAGTAGGTGATTCATTAGAAATAAAAAATTATATATCAACATCTAATAAAAACAGTGTAGCATACAGTTTTACTAATAAAAAAAATTGCTGTATGTATATTTTTGAATTAGAAAGAGGAATACCATATATAAATATGATTTCTTCAACAAAATATGAACAAGAGAAAGAAATATTATTACCTAGAGGTTTAATAGTTACATGTACAAAAAAGACAAAAGTAAACAATATGAAAACATACACTTTACATGTTACATTAAAAAATAAAGACCAGTTTACATTACCAAATAGTTGTTATACATTTAAAAATGTGAAAATCCAACCATATAAGAAACCTGTTAAGAAAGTAAAGAAGGTGACTAAGAAAGTAAGTAAGGTGACTAAGAAAGTAAGTTCATCCATTAATTTAAGTTCTATTAATTTAAGTTCTCCTAAAAAAGTAAGTAAGGTGTCTAAGAAAGTAAAGAAAGCAAGTTCTATTAATTTAAGTTCTCCTAAGAAAGTAAGTTCTCCTAAGAAAATAAAAAGATGTCCTAAAGGTTCAAGAAGAAATAAAAAGACTGGGAATTGTGATCCAGTTACACAGGTAAATGCACCTGTTCCTGTTG